GAGAAAAGAAACAACAACCTCTGTCAAATTGATTCTTCATTATGTACACAATCGGACCGCAATTAATTCGCTATTGGACAGATAGTGACCAGAATCACCCTCGATTAATATCATTTCCATCACTGCAATCTGCAATGGATATGTTATATTACTACCGAAGTTGTGGTTTTAAATGTGAATTAGTCAGCGCATGAGTTATTAACAGTTAGGGGGCAGTGATTTGCCCCCTTATTTGTTATTAAGGGGTCGCCAAGCGAAAAAAGTACCTTCTATCTAACCTACAAAAGTATCCAGGCGAGAGATAAATATAATTACAAAATTGGATTCTTAAAACAAGAAATTCCAAAAAATTTTTCCAGCAAAAAAATGTCTGAAAAAGTCGATTATAGCTTTACAGCAAATGATATCCCTGATATAATAAAAACTAAAGAGGAGATAGAGAAACTCATGCCCGAAGATAGACCAACACCCGCAGAACAACTCCACGACGATATAAGGAAAGCAGCAGCTGCTGTGCCTGGTACTGAGGTGACTGTGCAGGTTCCTGGATTGATTCCTGAAAACCTCGATGCAATTCCTGGGTACGTCGCCCCCGAATCTGATCCGAATTACGTTGGGGTACTGGGAGATGTTAACCCAGTGACTCAACCACCTACTGAGTATCAGGGACAGGTAGCACAAACTGCCCCGAACCTTCCTGATTATGATCCAACAGGTCAGGCAGGTATCAATGTAACTGAACCTACACTAGGAGAACCCCATAATCCTTTGGATGATATGCCAATAGCAAATGGTACTGGTACTGCTGGAGAATATGCAGATTTAGTAGATCACCAAGTTGGTTCTATGATACCTCATACAGATGAGAATGCTCATGAGTGTTGTCAACCCGATGGTACATGCAACGATCCTCATAATGAGATGATTGGTCTATTACAGGAGATTGCTGGCACACTACATAGAGTTAATGATAAGTTGAACATGCTTGTCGAAAAGGAATTTGGAACACCTAATCACGATGGAACCTGAATTTAATAATATCAATGATATGATTGATAACTTTGACAGCTTCTGTGACTCGTTTGAATCACGAGCAGCAGAGGCATTTTTACGTGGAGATCAAAATAATGGAAGAGTTACTGGAAAGGCAGAGCAAATTGGAACAGGCACTCCTGACGCTGTTAGAGAGGTGCAACAACCTGGACCAACGGATCTCGATGCTAGAGCGGCCATCGTTGATGTACCGACGACCTAGCGGAGGCGAACACGAGTCTCTCTCAAACACTCTGGATTATCTACATAATAATGTAGAAGGTCTTAAAAAAGATCTAGCAGCAACAGCGAGGGCAGTCTAATGGCACAGATAGCAACTGAGAGTAATGTTGATACATTAAGTATTGGTGGAGAAGGAATGAATTGTTCTTATGTTGCATCCGCACTAGGAGCTCCTTATGTTTCTCCTAATGTGAAGTTAATGAACCAGAATGCTAGATTCTTTTCAAACTTTCCAGAGGGATCCCCAGGAGACCCTGTGCTAGTTGCAGGAGCAAAGATTAGAATATTAGAACCTCCATATCCATCATGCCCCCCAGAACCTCGAACACTTGTTCCCGTTGTTAACAAGACTGTGCATATCAATGGGAAGTTGGTCGCAGTTGTTGGGGATCAGGCAAATATCTCAGGACAGTCTCCAAGACCTATCGTAGGTATGGGAGGATATCCTAAAATTATACTAAACACTAAAAACCCTTAATTATGGCAAAAGCAGTATCATGGAACTCAGGTGGCGACTATATTGAAGCAATACCTAAGAAAACAAGACAAGGAAGGGGTAAGCACACTAAGTATAGTGCAACCTCACGTAATGGTGCGAAAAAGCGTACAAGAGGTCAAGGACGTTAGCGGATAGGTCGCCGAAAACGCCGAACAAATTTATTATGTACCAAGCATTACCTACGGAATTACATATAAAAGACTCGTCGGTTGCGGGTCAAGGGATATTTGCGCGGAGCGATATACCCTTTGGTACGTATCTGGGAGTATCCCATTATATTATTGATGATGATATAATTAGAACGCCCTTGGGAGGATTCATTAACCATAGTGATGACCCTAATTGCGAAAAGTATTACAACGACGAGAAATATTACATTAAGACGATAAAAGATATTAAGGAAGGTGAAGAGTTATTTCTAAAGTATACCTTCTATAGTATAGGTGGAATTAACAATGCTGGACCTATAAGAGCAGGTGAAGTCTAGTTATAGACGATAAATAGAAATAGCTTTGTTGTGTCTTAATGCCAACCTTCCAAACGTTTAAAGATCTAAGCGTCACTTTTAAGTCACATCCTGTAACGGATGACTTGATTGTGGTGAAGGATAAGGCTGCGATTATGCAATCTATATCTAACCTTCTTCTTACAAATAAGGGAGAACGACTATTTCAACCTCAGTTGGGATCAGGTCTTCAAACTGCTTTGTTTGAACCTATGGATTTTGGTACTGCTGCTATCATAAAAAATGAAGTACGTGAATGTTTAAGCAAGTATGAACCAAGAATACGTGTAAATGTGGTTAGATGTGATATTGATTATCAAAACAACGGATACGAAGTGGAAGTAGATTTCACTATAGTAGGAAGGAATGACAAACCACAAAGCATTTCTATCTTTTTAGAGCGTACAAGATAAATGCCTTATACACAAGTTGCAAATTTAGATTTTAATGATATTAAGATAGCTCTGAAAGACTTCTTAAAGGCTCAGAACGAACTTACTGATTATGATTTTGAGGGTTCTGCTATATCGAACCTTCTGGACGTACTCGCCTATAATACGTACTATACGGCGTTTAATACGAATATGGTTGTCAATGAGTTATTCATTGATTCTGCCACTCTCAGGGACAACGTAGTATCAATAGCAAAGCAATTAGGTTACAGAGCAAAGAGTACTACTTCTCCTACAGCAAGTGTTTCGTTTAGTGTCACCTATCAAAATAATACTACGGATACAGAACTAATACTCAGAAAAGGAAGTGGATTTATTACTTCATATGATAATACAATCTATAAGTATATTGTTGAAAGTGATGTATTAGCTCAGGTTTCAAATAACGTTGCAACATTTACGGATGTTCCTTTAAGAGAGGGAACAATGGTAACGAACACTTGGACTATTAATTCTGCCACTCCTAATCAAAGATTTATTTTACAAAACCCCAATATTGATACAAATACTCTTTCTATATCAGTATTTCCTAGTGGTGGATCATTTAATGAACCATATCTTGTTGCAGATAACATATTAGGTGTTGATAGTACATCAAAAATCTTCTATTTGGATGAAATAGATGATGGACGTTATGAAATTAAGTTTGGTGATGGTGTATTAGGTAAAAAATTAGAAGCAAATGCAAGAATTGTTGCTTCTTATATCACAACAACTGGTTCACAGTCTAATGGTGTTAAATCCTTTGTGTTCCAAGGCATCTTAGAGAACACTCAGGGTGTTACTCCTGGTGCTTATGATGTTTCCATCATATCATCAGTTGCATCTGCTGGAGGCGAAGAGAAAGAGACTACAGAGAAGATCAAATTTAATGCTCCTAAGATATATGGAGCACAAGATCGTGCTGTAACCTCAGATGATTACGGTGCTATCGTTCGTAACATATATCCTGCTACCAGTGACATTATTATATTTGGTGGAGAAGAACAAGAACCTCCTAGTTACGGAAAGGTCTTTATAGTATTAAAACCAAAAGATGCATCTTACTTAACATCTTTAACTAAGAATAATATTATTGATGAGTTAAAGAAATATGTTGTTGCTAGTGTCGAACCAGTAATATTAGACCCTGCCATACTACATGTAGAGTTAACAAGTAGCATATATTATGATGGGTTGAAGACTGATTCAACTCCTGCTCAAATAAGAGATCAAGTAATAACAGCAGTACAGTCTTATAGTGAGACTAGTGGGACTGAACAGTTTAGAGGTAAATTTAGACATAGTAAGTTCACTGGTGTAATTGATGATGTTGATCGCAGTATTAATTCTAACTTAACTGCTGTCACTATGAGGAGAGATTTCTATCCTCAGTTAAATTCTACTTTCTTTTATGAGGTATGTTATCAAAATGCCTTTGATCAAGATTGTGATGATCCAGTCCTGTCGTCAACAGGGTTTAGAGTTACAGAACATGCCACATATGATGTGTATC